TATTTTATAGAGAATATTTATGTCAAATAGTTGGCGATGAAGACCAGCTGTTTAAAGAAGAGTATATACAATATCATAATTATAAATTAGAAATAGATAGTGATAATCAACACTATCTAACTGCTGGTGATAAAAAGATACCAGTAAACGTTTTTATGGGGGTTGACCCTGCATCCTCAATACGCAAAACAGCTGATTATAGTGTTATTATGCCTGTAGCAGTTGATAACAAAAACAACAGGTATGTTCTAGAATACTACCGCAAAAGAGCAACCCCTATGAATTTAGCAGAAAGCATTATAGAATATTTTAAATTATACAAACCTGTAAAAGTACGTATTGAGTCTGTAGGCTATCAGGAAATGTTACGAGAATACCTGAGACAAAGAACAGAGGAAGAGAATTTATTTATTAGTGGATTAGAAATAAAAGAATCACCACGAACTAGTAAATCATCAAGACTAGAAACAATGGAGCCATATTTTGCACAAAAGAAAATGTATATTAAAAAAGAACAATTATCATTAAAAGATGAATTGTTATTATACCCTAGAGGTAAACATGATGATTTATTAGATGGATTATATTACGCAATGAAAAAATGTTATGCTCCAAACCATGTATTAGAAAATAAAGAAAATGAATCTAACAGCAAAGTTGTTGAAAAAATCTATGATTGGAAAACATCTTAAATTGGAACTTTTTTTAAACATTAATAGTTTAAGTAATTAAAAACCTAACTCTATGCATAATAATAACTCTAATAAAGACCCAGAAGTACAATTTACACACGACCTATTAAAAGAATACAGCTCTGCTAGAGAAAACTGGGCAAAGCAAGCTGTAGAGGATAATGAGTTTCGCAATGGTAAGCAATGGACAAAAGAACAAGCTACTGCATTGCGTAATAAAGCTCAAGAACCAATTGTAGTAAATGTAGTTTTTTCTGCAGTAGAGCAAGCAAAAGCTATGCTCTCTGCTAACAAGCCACGATTTCAGTCAACTGCCAGAGAAACCAGCGATACAGAAGTTGGTCGTTTATTTTCTGACTTGATGTCCTACGTCTGGGATAATTCACATGGCAACGTAGAACTCAAGCAATGCATCGATGACTACTATGTTAAAGGCATGGGAGTTATGATGGCATATACAGACCCAGATAAAGACTTTGGTCGTGGTGAAGTTTGTCTTAAATCAATAGACCCTCTTGAAGTATATTTTGACCCAAGCAGTAAAGATCCTTTTGCTAGAGATTGTGGTCATATAATTGTAGCTAAATTGATGAGTGAAAATCAATTAATACAATATTTTCCTGAGTTTGAAGAAAAAATATTACAGATTCAAGAAACTAGTCATATTAATATACCTGCTGAAAGTAGAACTTCTTTGTATTCTGAAGACGTTACAGTTAAAAGTAGAATTGCTGGACAGGAAATTACAGGTGATAGAGAATTAGAAATGTTTACAAGGTATACAAAAATACGTATGCCTTATTATAAAATATATGACCCATATTCTAATGAAGAAAAAGTACTAAACATAGACCAATATGATGACTACAAAAAAGAAGAAGTAGTTATATTAACTGATAATAATGGCGATGTACAAATATTTACCAATGAAGAACAAGTTAGAGGTTATGTTCAATTACATGAACAAATGGGTGACACATTTCATATGATGCAAGACCCTATGACAGGACAAGCTATGCCAATGGCAGGTAAAGAACATGAAGGGTCAATACCTAACTCTACAAGTTACATAGACATTGCTACTAAAGACCATTTAATACAAGATAATAGAATTTTAGTAAACGAAATAGAAGTTACAAATATAGAGCAATGTGTTTCTGTAGGTGATTATATGTTGTATAAATCAATATTACCTATAGAAGAATATCCAATTGTACCATTTATGAATGGTTTTAATCGTAATCCTTATCCTATGTCTGATGTAAGACTTGTAAAAGGATTACAGGAGTATATAAATAAAATACGCTCATTAATTATTGCACATGCATCTAGTAGTACAAATGTAAAATTATTAATCCCTCGTGGTGCAGTAAACAAACAGCAGGTAGAACAAGATTGGGGTAGAGCAGGAACAGCGGTTATAGAGTTTGACCCAGAGTTAGGTAGTCCTATAGTAGCATCCCCTATACCTTTGCCTAATGAATTATATAAAAATGAGGCAGATGCAAAAGCTGATATTGAAAGAATCCTTGGTATATACGCTTTAATGCAGGGCGACATGGGTGCTGCACCACAAACTTTTAAAGGTACTGTTGCTTTAGATGAATATGGTCAAAGACGTATTAAATCTAAAAGAGATGATATAGAAGAAGGAATAAATCAATTAGCTAAAGTAGTTATAGGTTTAATACAACAAGTTTATACAGACCAAAAAGTTATGAGAATAATGCAACCTAATAACAAACCTATGGAAGTTGTAGTTAATAGTCCTATGTATGATGATATAGGAAATGTTGTAGGGAAACAAAATGATATTACTGTTGGTAAGTATGATGTTATAGTATTATCTGGTTCTACATTACCAAGTAATCGTTGGGGAAGATTTGAGTACTACATGCAGTTGTATCAAGCTGGTTTGATTGACCAAATAGAGTTATTAAAACAAACTGATGTTGCAGATATGGAAGGTGTACTAGAAAGATCTGGACAAATGAAACAATTACAACAACAGTTGCAAATGCAAAACGAAGAAATTAAAAAACTTAAAGGTGATTTGCAAACTGCACAGAGAGAATCACTACATGATAGAAAACGTGTAGAAGTAAAAGAATTTGAAAAGAAGCTTGCTAAAGCTGAAGCCAAAGTAGAAATGGCACAAAAATTATATCAATCTAGACTTAGTGATGAGTTAAAAAACGCAAGAAATGATTTATCTAATGCTGCTGAAGATAATCCACAGCGTGAGATGAATGAAACTATACTAAGTATAAATGAAGAGAATTGAGGAAGCGGTTGCTGGAATTAACCAAATCGCAAATAAAGGAAAAACAAAATGGATAATTTGGAAGTAGTTGATGCTGGTTCTGCACCTAAACAGGATGTGGAAATGTTTCAAGGAGAGTTTGCTGCTGAAGCACCTCAAGTTGAAACAGTTCCTAATGCTGACTTAAACCCTACAACAGGTCAAGAGGTTGCAGCTCCAATTAGTGAAACCACAGAAAACGGTGTTGACCCAAAAGAAGACACTAATAGGTATGAGTACTGGCAGTCACAGGCTGATAAAGCCAAGAGTGAGCTATCTGGACTTAGAGAAGAACTAGATTATTATAGAAATAGTATGGCTCCTGTTGAGCAAATTATTAAAAATAATCCAGAGGTTCTTGATAGTTTAGAAGCTAAGCTCTCCAATGGACAACCTGCAGGACAAACCCAGATGGGAGTTCAGCAGACTTCATTGAAGGAGCCTACGGAACCTGAGAAACCAGTTAATTACAATGAAGTTGATGCTTATAATGACCCAGAATCAAAGTCGTTTGAGTATCGAGTAGCTAAAGAAAACTATAGAGATGAATATCTTGGTTATCTTAGAAATGTTGATGCACAAAGGCAAGCAGAAATGCAAGCTCAGTATGAACAACAAATGGCTGTACAACAACAGCAAGCTATGCAACAACAAGCATATAGTCATGCTGTTAATAATTATGGCTGGGATAACGCAAAAGCTAATGAATTTATTAAATGGGCTTCTGCACCAGATAATCTTTCTATGGATAATTTAGCTAAGTTATTTGAATTAAGAACAAATGCGAATCCAGTAGTGCAACAAAAAACACAAGAGATGCAAAATCAAGCTCAAAGGTTATCAGTACCTAAAGATCCTTCTGTGATTACAGGTAAATCTGAACAACCTAGAACTGAAGAGCAATCTTTTAGTGATGCATTACTAGGTCGCTAGTAAGTAGGAGTACGCAATGGCGGCAACAGAGAAAAAACTTGGTGCTAGTGGCATAATCTACAACGAAAGACGAGATTTTTATGTAGACCCACAGGTAACTAAGGAACTATGGACTGACGTTGCTCCCTTTACTACAATGGTTAGTAATCAGGAGATACGTTCAGTACCAGACCCTGTTTTCAAAATGTTTGAACACAGAAACCCATGGATTAAGCAGAATATTGTACTAGGTACATGTACTGCTGGAAGTGGAAGTTTAGCAGTACCTGCAAATGATACAGGTATTACACTAGAAAGTACATCTAATCCAGCAACACCAGTTGCATCAACAAATGGATTTGGTGGGGCTTCAGCATTGTCTGATGCTTTTCTAGGCTTAATTGTAGAAGTAAGAGCATCTGCAGGAACTAACAAAGGTTCTGCAGTAATCTCTAAGTCAGGCTCAGCTTACAAGCTAAAGAACTTAGGTGGTTCAGCTTTTAATCTAGCAACAGGTGACATTCTACAAGTAATTGGTAATGCACATGGTGAAGGTTCAGAAGCACCAGACCATTGGTCTGATGACTTAGATGTAGTTTGGAATAGTACACAGATCTTTAAGACTTCTTTACAAGTTACTGGTACATTACAAGCTGCAGTTCTAAGAGGCGAGTCTTCTGAATTAGCTAGACTAAGAAGAATGAAGGCACAAGAGCATAAGATGCAAAAAGAAAAAGCTTTCTTATTTGGTAAGAGAGTAGGTGGAACAGGTCTTGATTTACAAGATGGTTCTTCTAGTGATTCATTTGCAGATGGTGGAAGAAGTGATAAAGATGGTAATTTAATTAGAAGTACTTATGGTATTGTAAGTGCTATTGAAAACTATGGTAGTTCTTCTGCTAGTGATGATTATCAAAATATCTTTACTATTTCTGAGGCTTCTTATAAGTATTCAAACTTCGTAGATGATATGGAAAAAGTATTTCAGTATGTACCAGAGTCAGGCGTTAAGCGTGCTTTTGTAGGTGCTGGTGCTTTAGGATATTGGTCAAAGATGGATGGTACTAATTTTAACGCTGGTAAATCTGGATGGACTGTAAACCTTGGTGATATGAAAAGAGACTCTTATGGTTTTAACTATAGGGTTCTTGAAACACCACATGGCATTATTCAGTTAATTCCAACTCCAGCATTGCGTGGTGATTATAACAAGTACATGGTTGTAGTATCTGACGAGAATTTATTTCACGCTCAGTACAGACCAGCTATGTATCAAGCTAACATTAAGAGCGATAATGCTTTTGATGGTGTTAAAGACCAGTACATGTCTGATGAAGGACTAGGTATTCAATTAATTGAGAGTCATTCTCTATTTAAGATTACTGCATAAATACGATGAGTATGGGGAGCTTTATGCTCCCCTACTCTAGAAAGGAAATAATTATGCCAAAAGGCAAAGGTACGTATGGGTCTAAAA